GAAAGGAAGAAATATGGACGATAAAACATCAAACTACATAAACGCAGTAATGGGTTCATTGACAGCACAGCGTAATCAAGCAATGGATTTAAATGTTAAATTGCAAGCTGAAATAACTGTATTGAAAGCTCAAATTACTGAGTTAACTAAACCAGAAGAGCCAAAAAAAGAAGAGGCTGAGTAATGGCAACGGAGAGCTGGGCACCGGTATACGTTTTTGCAGGAGCTAGAGACTCTTTAATTACCGTTGACGGTTTTGAAACTTCTGCTTTTGGAACAGCACCTTTTGGTGTATTATCATTTGGAGGCACACCAGGTAGCATTGTCACCGAACTTTGGTCAGCTATTTCTGCTTCAGGAACAACAGAATCGTGGTCATCTGTAAGTTCTACAGGGACAACGGAATCGTGGTCTACTATTAGCACCGCATAGGAGATATTATGGCAATAACACAAGCAATGTGCACATCATTTAAAGAAGAGCTTCTTGAAGGAACTCATGATCTTGATGGTCACACATTAAAATTAGCTCTATTTACGTCAAGTGCAACTCTTGGTGCGAGCACAACAGCTTACTCTACAACCAATGAATCAAGTGGTACAGGGTACACGGCTGGTGGTGCAACGATAGCAAACGTAGCGGTCGCTTCTTCAGGGACAACGGCCTACGTTGATTTTGATGACGTATCTTTTACGAGTGCAACAATTACTGACGCAGCAGGAGCTCTAATCTACAACTCATCTGCAAGCAATAAAGCTATTGCAGTTATTGACTTTGGTTCAAAAAAATCTGTATCAAGTGGTACACTAACAGTAACTTTACCAGCGGCATCAGCAACGACAGCATTGATAAGGTTAACCTAATGCCTTTATCAAAGATGCAAATACAACCTGGAATTTTCAAGGATGACAGTGTTTATTCTCAAGAAGGTAAATTTGTTGACGGAGACAAAGTACGTTTTTTAAAAGGACGCGTTGAAAAAATAGGCGGATGGGTAAAACTAGATAGTGATGCTATTACTAGTGGAGTTGTTCGAGCGTTGTTACCGTTTCGTGGTCAAATAGCAAACAACAAAAGATATATTGGTATAGGTACACATAGTCATTTTTATTTGTATGATGACGGTGCTGGAAGTTATATTGATATTACTCCTGGTTCTAATTACACGGCTGGCGCACAACACACAACGATCAGTTCAGGTGTGTATACCTATGCCGGTATTTGGACATTGGATACTTTTGGAGAAGATTTAATCGGTGTTAATAAAATAGGTGGCAAGTTATACAAACTTGATCTAAGTGCTTATCAAGGTGACGCATCAACAAACGCGGCAGTTGTCGCAAATGCGCCGTCCTCGGCCAACGGTGTAATTGTGAATCCACAATCAAGACAAGTTATTTTATTTGGAGCACATGATGGAACATCTGATTCTCCTATGCGTGTGGCTTTTTCTGATCTAGGAGATATTGATACATGGACAGCAACACTTGATAACTTTGCAGGAGCTGTCGAACTTCAAGGCGGTAATGCTTTACTAGCTGCAGCTCGTACAAAAGGAAACATATTATTATTTTCTGATACAACTGCTTTCTCCATGACTTTTGTAGGACAGCCTGATGTATATGCATTTCAAACACTAGCAGAAAATGCTGGTATCGTTGGACCAAAAGCATGTGTAGAACACAATGGTGTTGTGTATTGGATGGGTAATGATGGTTTCTATGCATACAAAGGACAGGTGCAAAACATACCTTGTACTGTTGAACAACATGTATTTGACAACTTAACCAAACAACAAAAACTAAAATGTTTTGCAGCTTTAAATCCAAAATTTAATGAAGTGTGGTGGTTCTATCCAACAGGTTCAAATGATGCAAGTGATGATATTACAAACTATGTAATTTATAACTACGCTGAAAACACTTGGTCTATAGGCACATTGGTAAGAGGAGCGTGGGCACCTGAGGGTATTTACGACAATCCTTTAGCAAGCTCGGTAGCAGCATCAAGCTCATACATATATACACATGAATCAGGAACAGATGACGAGTCTTCTGCTATGACTGCAACTGTGACTTCTGCTGATATTGACCTACCTCAAGACGGAGACGAGCTCATGTTTATTAGTGACGTTATTCCTGATTTTGCAGATCAAGTAGGTGATGTCACAATAACTCTAAAGTTTAGAGACTACCCTAACGGCACACAACGAACTGAAGAAACAATAACATCAGCAACTTCTACTACACATCAAAGCATAAGAGCTAGAGGGCGACAAGTATCAATGATTGTATCAAGTGCTGCTACAAGTTCTCATTGGCGTCTAGGAGATGTACGTTTTAATATTCAACCTGATGGGAGAAGAAACACATGATGGAGTATGAATGTCCTGATTGCAAAAGTTTTACATGCGAACATCAGGCGGCTATAAGAAAAAAGGCTAAAGAAGATTTAGAAAAAAGCGGTGCTGAATATAAACAGGAGGGCGAATAATGTCAGGAAATAGATTTAGCAGATTACCAACAACAACTTTGTTTCAACAAACTTTTGAACAGGCATTCAATAATGCAACACAGGCAGGACAAGATGCAGCAAATGCAAGTTTTCAAAATCAACTTAATGAAGTTAATTCAAACATAACTCAACTAGCAGCAGCTGTTGAAAGAGAGTTTTTAAAAATGTCACATAAAATATCAGAAGATGATTCTATATCAATCACTGATCAAATTGCTTGGTACATGACGGGAACCTGATGGGAGCTTCTTTTAAAAATGTTATCACCGAAATAGATACAACGGGCAGCGGCCAAAACATTGTAACCTGTCCTGCAGGTAAAACAATCCTATTGAAAAGCCTTTCTGTGCAAAATGAAAACGGAAGTAGCTCTTCTTTCTTTTTAGCTTTTAAAGATTCTTCTGTTAGCTCTAGTTCTTTTCCACTTGACTCAGGAACAATTAGTGCTGGAGCACGAACGCATTTAAGAGTTACAATTGTCTTAGAAGAAAATGATCAATTGCTATGGCAAACAAGTGTTGCTGATCAACATATTGTTGCTAGTTATGTAGAAATAGATACTGGTACGAATCAAAGATATAGAATGGTTATGAACAATGTTACTGCAGAAGATGCGGCATATAGCATATTGACGTGTCCTGCTGGTAGTACACTTATTACAAGTTTTATAAATTTTTACAATTCATCAGGATCAAGTGCCAGCAGTAATATTTTTGCTATTACGGATTCTTCAGCTAGTGCAACAAAAGTTATTGACAACGGAACCGTAGCAAACGCAGCAGAAGTCTCGTACACAGTACCAATTGTGCTAGAATCTGGGGACATATTAAAGTTTACAAATACCGAACAACCTTTTAATATGATGGTTACGTATTTAGAAATAAGAAACCCTCCAACAAGGTCATAATATGATTGAAAACAATATAAAATACGATAGATTGGATACATCATGGGTATAGGAAGCAAATTAAAAAAAGCAATTCGTAAAGTTATTCCAAATGAGCTGGCAGAAGTAGCTGTAAAAGCGGCTCCATTTGTAGCTCCTTTTAATCCGGTCGCCGCTGCGGGACTAGCGGCTTTAGGTGGTTTTGATCAGACAGGAAGAATTGGTAGCTCAGTAAGGTCAGGTCTTGGCACGTATGCTTTGGGACAAGGAGCTCGTATGTTAGGTGGAGCTGGTTTACAAAGTGGTTTTGGTGGAACACCAGGCGGAGGCGTAGGAAGTTATTTTACTAGTCCTTTTTCTGGAGGTCAATTATTTGGCACAGCGGGAGGCGCTGATCCTATCTTTGGTGGCACTGGTGAAACTAAATTTTTTACTGGAGGTGATTCTAATTTAAATAGATTTTTAAAACCTCAAGAAGCTCAAATAGCGAATACAGGAGTATCTGGTGCAGAGTCTACAGTTGGCGCTATAGAGGGAAGACCTAATATGTCCGATATTGCTGGCCCATTAACAGACACCACAGCAACAGCAACAGCAAAATCAACAACTTTAGGTGAGTTTATTAAAGCACCGTTTGCGGAAAAAAGTAAAATGGCTATGGAGTGGTTTAATAGTTTGTCTACTGATAAAAAAATAGCTCTTGGTATTTCAGGTGCAACAACAGCACTAGCGTTCCTTGAAAATAAAGCTATGGAAAACGATTCTTTAGATTTAACATTGGGACAAGAGCCTGGATATTTTTCACAGATAAGAGGCACGTCTTCTAATTTTGTAAATCCTTCTGTACAATTTGCTAGAAATGGTGGTATAATAGGGCTCGCAAACGGTGGCGAACCAGCAATGGAAATGGATTATCGTGATGGAGGTTTTATACCGGTAGGCGCCTACGAACGGGCAGATGACGTGCCTGCAAGATTATCTAAAAACGAATTTGTAATGACGGCCGACGCTGTACGAGCAGCAGGTGGTGGCAGTATTGAAAAAGGATCACAAAGAATGTACGATTTAATGAATAATTTAGAGACTCAAGCATAATGGCAACTTTAGAACAACTCCAACAACAACAATACGCAGCAAATATTATTCCTGGCTATCAAGAAATGATACAGCCGCAGAATGTTCCAACAGGACAACAACTGGCTCCTGGTTTTACTCCAATGCAGAGCGAAGCACAGAAACTAATGCAGACAGGTTTAGGGTCATACCAACCATTTCTAACTGCTGGAGGGCAGTCTTTAGCTACTGCTTTACAAGCAACAGGCCCTCAAGCAGCAACTTCCTACATGAATCCATATTTACAACAAGTAAGAGATACAACCGAAACAGATTTAAATCGTTTATTTGGACAACAACAAGCACAAGCAACGCAAGGTCAAATTCAATCAGGAGGTTTTGCAGGTTCTGGAACAAGAGGAGCTGTGATGGATGCTGAACTTGCAAGAGGCCAAGGCGATGCACTGGCTAAAGCTATGGCTGGTATTACTGCAAGTGGTTATGAGTCGGCTTTAAAAGCTTCTCAACAAGCTGCAAAAACTCAAGCAGGCATTGGTCAACTTTACGGTCAATTAGGCACAACAGCTCAGAGAGGTTTGATGGGTGATGTAGGCGGATTGTTTGACTTTGGCGAAGCACAAAGACAAATTACAGGAGCTCAAAATCTTGCATCGTATCAAACACCGTTTTATGGGTTGGGTCAGTTCTCAAGTGCACTAAGTGGCATGCCTAGTTTTCAACAATATCAACCAACAAATCCTATACTTACTGGTATGCAAGCTGGACTTGGTGCTTACAGTATGATGAGCTAAAATATGAAAAATATTTTGAAAAGAAAAATGTTTAGTGTGCCAAAGCGAGAACATCGTAGTACAGGTATAGCTAGTGGATTGGAATACAGACCAGGGTACAGGGTCGGCGGCCGAGTTGGTTTTCAAAACGGGGGTAATCAATTTTCTAATTATAACCCTAAACTAGGGCTGAATATTCCAAATAGCATGAAAGATAGATTAGAGTCTAAATTAAATTTATACGATAGAATTACTAAAGGACGAGAACAAATGGCAAAAAAAAGCGCAGGGTTTGATTCTATTTTTCCTAAAATATTAGGAGACCCTAGAGGATACGGTATTGTTAATACTATTGATTTTGGTGGTTTAGGAATTGGTGGAGATGAGCTTTATGGTAAACCGGGTGTTACTAAAAGTCCTTATAATGTTTATAGAGACCGAGGAACAAAAACACGATTAGGGCCAGAAGTAAAAAGTTTTATAGATTCAATGAGCGAAGATCCAACAAGTAGTTCTACGCCTGTTTTGGATAAAATAAAAAAAGATACAACAGGTGAAATACAAAGAAGAGAAGACACTCAAAAAAAAAGAGTTGAAGAATTAAGTAAACAAGATCCAGGACCTGGAGGAAGACCTATTTTTTATGATGGCTCTTCAATTGAAAAAAAAGTTTCTACAGAAAAAGAATTTAACAACCTTTACAATACTTTTTTTAAAACAAACAAAGACATTAACTCTAGTCGAGAAAAATTAGATTCTGAACTTGTTGCTCTAAGAGAACTACAGGATTCTGAAAGAACAAGATTAAATAATAAAAGTTCTGCAGAAAGAGCAAGAATAAATAAAGAAGCAAATAAAGCAGCTAAACTTAGTGCCATTGCTTCTGGTCTATCGGCTGCTAATGATCCTAATTTAAGACGAGGGCAATCTAGAATAGCTTCTGGAGTAAGTGCTTTTACAGATGCTGCGCTAGCTGCAAAAGATCAAAGACTAGCAAGAGCGGATGCTGCTGTGGCTGAAAAATTAATGTTAGAAGAAGCTGCGGTTTCCGAACGTTTTGCAAGACAAGAAAACGATCTTGCGACTAAATTTTCTAGAGTTGAAGATGATATTAGAAGAGAAAAAGATTTAAATGCTGCTGTAAAAATGAAACAAATAGAAAACAAATTTGGAGGAGACTCAACAGCAGCTATAGACAACATCAATTATTATTTAAATACTTTTGGTTATGAAACCGGAAGTGTTGAACATCAAAAAGTTACCAAAGCAATAATGTTAGGTTCACAAAAACAAAAAGATTATTCAGATTTAAAATTAAAAATTGCAGAACAGATTACTGAAACTAATATGAGCGGTGATCCTAATGAGTTTAGAAGTATTTATGGAGTACCTCCAAGAGTTGGACAAGACGGAGAAAAAATTCTCTTAGACAATCAAGATTTAGAATATATACTTTTTGTAATTAAAAGTTCTGGTTTTTCGGAAGAACGTTCGGAAGAACTTAAAGATGGCGGAAGAATTGGTTACAAAGTTGGAGGCCGTGTAGGTTATGCAGAAGGAGATTTAGTAGGAGAAAGTCCTATGTTTGAAGAAAAAGAAGCACCTATTGTGATGAATTACACTCAATTAAGAAGTAAACTTCCTGAGTTTATACAAGATGATGTTGTAAGTTTAATTGCATACAGTCCAAACGCTTTTAAAGATTTTGCAATAATAAATAATCAAGGTGACGTAGATGAGTTTAATACTAAATACGACGTTAGGTTAGAACTACCTGATGCTGACAGAATGGATTTCAGTGCTGCAAAAGAAAAAGTATCTCCTGCAGTAATGCCGATAACCGTGCCTTCTGCGATTCCGGCTCAACCCACAGTAGCTACACAGATGGGCACGGGCACTACTCTGTCCCCTACTGAAGTAGCTCTTTTGAGCCCAACCGAACAAGCCATAAGAATGAGAAATAGATAATGACTTATGGCTCAGAAAAAAGATAATTATTTTTATAGCGATACAGGCACTCAAGGTTTAGACTGGTATGAACAAGTAGGCGTTGGTTTAGGATCAGGTGCTTTAAAAATAGGAGAAGGTATTCTTGAGCTAGGAGCAGGATTATCTGATTATGCTTTTGACACTGAGTTACTTGAAAAACTAGAAGAAGTATATCCCAAAATAAATGTAGACGATGGTTTAGGTAAACTTGTTGAAACTGTTACGCAGTTTGGTGTTCCCTACGCAGGAGCATTGTCTATTGCTAGTAAAGTATCAAAAATAAAAAAACTTGGAGAAGTCGCAAAAGCTGGAGGAATAAAAGGAACGGCTGCTAAATTAGGTTATTATGCTTTGCCAGCGGTTGTTTCTGAACCTATAGCATCAACTTCTCGTGATGCTACTCTTGGTCAAGCTTTTAACCTATACTCAGATGAATTTATACAAAAACTTGATCCAACTCAATACGAAGGCAGAGAAAGAGCTGCTGCACAACTTCAACAAAAATTATTATTTGGATTAGAGGCAGGACCTGTTGTTGGTGGAGTAACTACATTTTTAGGTCCAGCAATAAAAGGAACAGCGAAAGCAGTGGGTGTTGTAGGATCTCCTGTTATGAAAGTAGCTGAGACTGTTGTTGTAAACCCCTTATCCAAAGTAATCACTAGTACAAAATCAGGCATACCTCAAACGATTAGAGCCTTGAGTGCAGGAAGAATTAAAGCGGGAGAAAAATTAGGTATACCACAGTATAGTGACTGGGGTTTATATAACACCGGTTCAGTGTCAACTAAAGAAAGAATTTTTAAAAGAATAGATAACGTATTAGGTTCTCTTAGAACAAGAGGCTACACGGATGCTGAAGTACAACCTGTTTTAGCTAGAGGTTTAGCTACGATAGAGAGTATGAAAAAAGGAGTTAGTGTTCATTTAGATAATCTTGATAGATTGGCTAACGATGTGGCAAGAGTCACTGGAAAAATAGCAAAAGATGAAACTGTAATATACAAAAACGACATGTTTGGTAAAATTGGAGAGTTTTTAGTTAGTACAAATAAAACCTTAGATAAACAAATCTTAAGACAATTTGGTAATAAAGAAATAAAAACAGCGGTGAAAAAACTACGTTTAGAAATGAAAAATCTACAGACAACGGTCAAAGGTCTTGGTTTAGACTCAAAAGAACTACAAGGTCTTTTTAAAACAGATATAGCAAAATATTTAAATCGAAGTTATGAAATCGTTAGAAATTCAAAATATAAAGTTAAAGATGCAGATAGAGCAAATGTTGCTCAAATGTTTAGAGAAATGTTGTCCAATTCTAAAATTTATTCCGGTGGCAAAATAGGACCGATTACAAGAGAACAATTTCAAACAATTTCGCAACGTGCAGATGATGCCGTAGACAGCTTAATAGATAAAGCTTCATCAGAAACAAGTGTTGAGAACTTGTTTAAAGTAACTTCTGCTGAAATAGCTAAAATTGGATCTATTCCCAAAAAATTTTTAAAAAAAGTAAAAGGAAAAACTATATCAACAATAGATAAAATGGAAGACTTGCCAGAAGTAGTCAGAAAAATAATGGGTGGTTCGGTAGATAACAGAGCTCAAATTTTAGACACGGTTGCATATATGGGGTCAATTGTTGGTAAAAAAGAAACTTTTGATGAGCTGTTGACGACCCTTGCAAAAAAAGGTCAGATAATTACAGCAGACTCAGAAGAATTAGCGCAAGCCATATTTAGATCAAACACAACCGTTGGACCAATTAAAAATTTAAAACTAGTTCAAATAGATGAAAAGTATTTAGACGGCGTAGATCAAATTTTAGGAAAAAATCTTTTGAACAAATGGACAACTCCTGAAATAGCTGATGCTTTAAAAGGACAAGTGCTAGGCACAGATATATTACTGCAAAGTTCAATATATAAAGCGTTTCTTGCAACTAAAGGAATATCACAGTTAAGTAAAACTGTACTTAGTCCAACAACTCAAATTAGAAATGTAGAGTCTGCTGCAATGTTTGCATTAGCCAACGGCCATTTTGGTCGCGGGGCAAGTCTTAGAGATGCTATGAAATTTGTGTTTGAGGATGTAGTTGGTCCTAAAGGAGTTATTGATGTTGAGCGACTTGCTGTTAAAGGAGAAGAGTTCAGAAGAATGGGAATAACAAACTCAAACATCATAACAAATGAAGTGAAATCTTTAGTAGATGATATAATCAGAAGCACCAAAGAAACAGGTAAATTAGGCACAACAGAAAACATTTTAAAAACACTTCAGGATAGTTCTATTTTAAGTAATGCTACAAAAATATATCAAGGTGGAGATGATGTATGGAAAATATTTGGCTATGAGTTTGAAAAATCTAAACTATTAAACATAATTAGAAGCAACACGGCTAAATTAGGAGACGAATCTACTCACATAAAAGATGCTAAAGACTATTACAGAGAAGTTTTTGGAAGACAGTTTAATGAGTATATGCCAGATGGAAGATCTATTAAAACTAGAGAAGAAGCAATTAGAGAAATAGCAGCAGAAACAATTAAAAACACATACCCTAACTATGCTTACGTGCCTTCTATTATACAAAATTTAAGAAGATTACCTCTTGGAAATTTTATTTCTTTTCCAGCAGAGATGTATCGAACAAGCTTTAATCTAATAAAATTTGGTCTTAGAGAAATGCAATCAAGCAATGAATTTGTACGTCAGTCAGGAGCTAAAAAGTTAATTGGTTTTTCTTCAGCTTTAGCTACAGGAAAAGTTGCACAAGAAACGGCTATGCATTTAGTTGATATAGACGAGGAGCAAATAAACGCTTTACGAGAATCTTTTGTTGCTCCATGGAATAGGTCAGGTCCGCTTGTTCCTGTATCTAAAACAGTAGACGGAGAAAAAGTAAATGTTAAATTTATAAATTTTGCTTATCAAAGTCCTTATGATGTTTTAAGTGCGCCTTATTACGCTGCTATGGGTCAAATAAATAAAGGAAGATTGGAAGGAAGAGAGTTAGATGACATAATGTTTAAAGCTTTTTTTGGAGATGAGACAGGTCCTGGATCTTTTACGAGTTTAATATCTCCTTTTGTTAGTGAAGCAATTATTACTGAAAAATTAGCAGATATAACTATAAGAGGAGGCAGAACAAAAACAGGAAGAAAAATATTTAGTTCAGAAGAAGATTTTTCTGACCAAGCGGTTAAATCAGTTTTTCATTTTTTAAGTGGACTGACTCCGGGAGTTTTTACTCAAGTCACAAACATGTCAAGAGGTGTTATGGGAGAAAGAGGTGTTTATAAAGAAAAATTTAATGCATCTGATGAAGCACTGGCTTTGATTGCAGGCATAAGAATCAATGAAACTGATGTTGGGAAGTCCATAGGATTTAATGTTAACAAATATCTCACTGATCAAAGGGAAGCCAAAAGGCTGTTGACAAGTAAATTTGGAAGAGGGAACTTAAATGCTGAAACTGTTTATAGAGAATATGAAGATCTTCTTAGTAATAAATATCAAAATTTTGTTGAAATAAGAAAAGTGTTTGAAGATGCTATAAAATTAGGATATGAAAAAAAATACATTTTGAAAAATATAGGTAAAACAAGATTTACAAAAAGAGATTTAAATATTATTTTAAGCGGCCGTTTTGTACCAGATGATTATTCTAGGTTGTTTAGAGATACTAGATTAGTTAAAAATTTAAGAGATAGAAACATTAAATTAAGAGAGTTTATAGATTTGGAAAGAATGAGAGATATTCGTGACAAATATACCGGATTAAATTTTGCGGAAAGATTATAATGGAACAGACAAAAGCAGCACTAGAAACACACTTAGCCGAATGTCAATTGCGCTATGAAATCTTTGAAGAAAAACTAGACATTTTGCAGGCACAACAAAACACTATAAACAAACACACCTTTGAGTTACGTCAGATGATGACATGGTTCATGGGAGCTGCGGCATCGTTTGGAGCTATTGGAATGTTGCTTGGTGTTATCTTTGCTTTCAAACAAATACTCTAAATCCAATCTTTTAAATCTTCACCAAGAATTTCATTAGCAACATTAATTTTATTTCTTAATGCTTTGACAATTTTCTCATCAACAGTTTTCTCACACATCAAATCAATGTACGTCACTTTATTTGTTTGACCAATTCTGTGTGCTCGATCTTCTGATTGCAGTCTTTTTTCTAAATCATAGCTGTTAGAGTAGTATACTACCGTACTAGCCGCTGTAAGGGTGATTCCGTACCCTCCTGTAGACGGGTTTCCAACGAAATAGCGCGTAGGGCCGTTTTTATCCTGAAACAGAGTGATTTGCTTTTGGCGGACCCTTGCATCCACTGCACCGTAGTATGCTACTGTAGAGGCTTCTCCGTAAGCTTTTTTTAAAGACTTTACGATATTTTCTATGTCTGCAACGTAAGTTGCCCAGATTATAACTTTACCTTCTGTCTCTTCTAATAAAGACATTAATTCAGTCAGTCGATTGTTTTTTAACTGAACAATTGTTTTGTCATCTGTTTTTAAATGGCCGCAAGTAATTTGATGTAGTCTTAAAAGTTGTGTCAACACATTTACAGTCGAACAAACTTTACCATTCAGTTCTGCAAGAGCAATCTGCCGCATAGTTGTGTATGCTTTATTTTGTTCTGGTGTCAGTTCAACCATTCGTTTCTCAAAAACTTTATCTGGTAGATCAAGACAATCTTCTTTTAAGATTCTATATGAAAACTTACTGACGATATCAGACAACTCGCCAAGGTTACGGTAACTATTGTTAGGACGAACAATGTTTACCGAACGACCACCAACGTTAATTGTCTGCATATTGGCATAGCGTGCTCTAAATGTGTAGTATGAACTGTGTCCTAGTAAATCCTCATCTAAGAACTCACATTGTGCATACAAATCCAATGGGCTTTTAGTGACAGGGCTTCCTGTCATAATTCTTTTGTAATACGCATAACGGCTAACGGCCACTATATTCTTAGTCCTTTTGGCAGATGGAGTCTTAATGGTAGTGCTTTCATCAATAGCCATCATTGACTTGTAGGCCATCAAAAACTTTTCTGCGGCTTCCATTCCAGGTTTAGAAGAGAACGCTTCTATATTCATTACAAACAAAGTTAGTGAAGGATCTCTAGTAGTCACAAATAATTGATCTAACAGTTCTTGATCTTGCTTAGAACGAGAGCTTGGAGCAGTCCATTGAAAGGTTCTACATTCAACATGATCTGGTAGATGAGTAGGTATCTCTTGTTCTATCCAGTTTTTGTAAACACCTTTTGGAGCTACAATAATTGCACCAGCTATTTTGCCTTCATCGTATAACATGGCAATATTATCTAGTAGTATTTTTGATTTACCTGTGCCCATTTCACAAAAAAGAGCAAAGTTTTTCTTTTTATACGACACTTTTAATGCATCAATTTGATGCTGATACGGTTTTGTTTTAAAGCGATAGTCCATGGTTTGTGCCATCCCTCCTCCCTATTATTTCTTTATTAAATTAATTACTTTTCTTTCTTGATTTATTATATAAGATGATTATATTAAATGTCAAGAAAGTATTTATGACTGTATATTGTATTCAAGAGCCACCAGGAACGGCGCAAGGCATGCCAAAGTATAACGTGATGAAAGCGTTGCCTTTTGGTGAAGTTGAGTTTCTGTTTTCAGAGCGAGCTCAGTTGATATATAGTGCAGGCTCATTTATACATTCACTAAGAAAGAAACTAGAAGGCTATAATGATGAAGATTATTTGTTACTTGTTGGCGACCCAGCAGTTATTGCTGTTGCAGCTGTCGTGGCTTCGGAAAGAAACCATGGTAAGTTTAAGTTGCTAAAGTGGGATAGAATGGCGGGTAAATATTATCCTTTGTCTATAGACCTTTATAACAAGGAGAAGAAAGAAGATGATGAATGAACTGGACTACGACGGCGAACTGATAAACTTTGAGAACGATCAATTGGAGAGAGTGAATGACTCGGGTCTCCTTAGTATCGCAGATTGTTGTCAAAATTTGGTCGATCTTGAGAACGAAGCACTCACCCTCGAGAATCAATTGAAGCATATAAAAGAACAAATTGTAAGTATCAGGAACGAAAAAATACCTCAGTTAATGAGAGAAAAGAACTTGACACAATTAAAATTAAATGATGGAAGTGCAATAGAAATTAAAAACTTTTACGGAATTAGTGTGCCAAAAGACCCAGATCAACGGGCAACGGCATATCAATGGCTTCGTGACAATAACTTAGGTGATATCATCAAGAATGAAATATCAGCTAGGTTTGGTCGTAACGAAGACGGAAAGGCATTGGAGTTTTCCAAGTTAGCCACCGCCAATGGGTATGAGGTTCAACAAGATTTAAAAGTTGAGCCCATGACCCTTAAAGCAACTCTTCGGGAACTGCACGAAAAAGGTGCAGAGCTACCACCTGAAGATATATTTAAAACGTTTGTTGGTAGGCAAGCAAAAGTAACAAGGAAAAAATAACAATGAATAAAGTAACAAAAACAACGAAAAACGAAGTAGTAGCTATGGACACTGATATGTTTTTAGCAGATTCGGAAACACAGAGCGGCCTTGAGAACGTAAGTTCCACGGACGATTTAGCACTTCCATTTTTGAAAGTGTTGAGTCAACTCTCTCCACAATGCAACAAGACAAGTAATAATTATGTAGAAGGCTCAGAGCCAGGCATGATTTACAATACTGTGTCTGGTAGTTTGTATGATGGAGAACAAGGTATTGATATAATACCTTGCCACTATAAACGTGAGTTTATAGAGTGGGGCGAGCGCGGAAAAGGTAGCGGTGCACCCGTAGCAATACATGGAGCGGAGTTTGATTTAAGTCAAGCACCGAGAGACTCTAACTATCAAAACAGATTGCCTAACGGTAACGTCATTGACGAAACTGCGAATCATTATGTCTTGGTTGTAAGTGAGGGCGGTTATGAGCAAGCTCTTATTACCATGAAGGCTACACAAAGAAAGGTTTCACGTAAGTGGAACTCCATGATGCTTGGCTTAAAGATGCAAGGTAAGAACGGACCGTTTACACCTCCTTCTTATAGTCACATCTATAAGCTAAAGACCGTACCACAGTCTAATTCAAAAGGGACTTGGTTTGGTTGGGACATTCAAAAGATTGGTCCCGTCAGTACAAAAGGCATTTATGATGCAGCAAAATTGTTCTCTCAAGCGGTAGGCAAGGATGCGGTCAAGGTGTCTCATGAGGAAGAAGCACAAGCTGCTACTTCAAGCTCATACTAAGAAAACTAGGGCGGCGCAAGCCGCCCTTTTACATAAAGGGACAAAATGAAAAAGAAATTTATAGAGATATTTAGTGGGCTTAATATTGCTTACGGAAAATTTATACCTGAAGATAAAAACGATGCAGGTAAACTACAAGGAAAGAATCAAATAATAAGACAGCCAGAGGGCTTACCAGAATCTTTGTGGGAAGATCATTTAAGTGGTAAAGCAAGTTTAGGAATAATACCTATTGATAAGAATAATGAATGTCGATGGGGCTGTATTGACATCGACGTATACAATGGCTTTAGTCATTTAGAATTAATTACAAAAATTAGAAAACATGGACTACCTTTGATTGTATGTAAATCAAAAAGCGGTGGCGCTCATGTCTTCATCTTTTTCACTGTCCCTGTGAAAGCGGGTCTTGTGCAGTCTAAATTAAAAGAATACTCTTCTTTTTTAGGCTGTGCAGGCTCTGAGATTTTTCCAAAACAAGTAAAATTATTATTGGATAAGGGTCAAACAGGAAACTATTTAAACTTACCTTACTTTAACGCTGAGGACAGCCAACGTCATGCTTTAGATGATGACGGTAATCCTTGCAGCATAGAACAGTTCTACACATTGTATGATATCTACGCTCAAGAAAACGTGAATAAGGAGTATATAAAATTAGAAGATTTTTTTGTAGATGGTCCTCCTTGCTTAAATACAATGTATTCAAACGGCATACCTGAAGGCGGTCGCAATGAGACAATGACAAATATTGCTGTTTACTATCAAAAGTCTGGAGAGAAAAAGATTAAATTAAAACTGTTAACGGTCAACGAAGACATATGTGACCCACCATTAGATGAAAAAGAAATTGATATTATAGTTAATTCTATTACTAAAAAAGAATATGACTATGGGTGTAACAAAGAACCTTTGACATCAAACTGTAATAAAAAACAATGTTACAAAAGGAAGTATGGTAAAGGCAAAATTGATTTAGATTTTGAGCCAACGGGATTAGACAGATATGGGTCTGATCCTCCGTTGTGGTTTATGAGTTTAGAGGGCGGAGGTTCTTTAGAATTAACTACTGACGATTTATTAATTCAAAGTCGTTTTCAAAAAGCATGTACAGAACAATTAAAAATGGTTCCTAGTGCATTACCGGCACCTAGATGGGTAGAGAAAATAAGAGAACTGGTTGTTCACTCAAATGATGTTTCTGAGATAGGTATTACAAAGAAAGAAGAGTTTCTTGATTATCTAAAAGAATGGTGCACTAGTAAAGGTGCTGCTGAAACCAAAGAAGAACTAAAGTTAGGAAAGCCTTGGTTAAACAGAGAAGCGAATCAAAACAGAAAGCATCATTTTTTGTTATTAGATTTAGAAGAACATTTAAAAAAGAAAAAATTTATAGCTTTTAATAGACCGAAAATAGCAAGGACTCTTAGAGACATTGGGGGAAACATAACCAGTGTGAACATGGATGCTGCCGGAGGAAAAAAGATTAAGATGAAAGTATGGTCAGTACCCGAATTTTTAGATGAGATGGACGACGTTGAAACAAAGATTCCAGACATGACAGACAAGAAAGAGTATGAAGCTTAATGTGTAAAGTTATAAAACTACTAGGTCCTCCTGGTACCGGCAAGACCACAACTCTTTTAAACTATGTAGAAGAAGAGCTAGAAAAAAATGAGATAGATAAGATTGGTTATTTTTCTTTTACAAGAAAAGCGGCACACGAAGCAAGAGACCGTGCTGTAGTGAAGTTTGAGTTGGATGCAAGAGATTTTAAATGGTTCTCTACTTTGCATTCTTGTGGCTATCACTCGATTGATTTAGATGGCAAAGCTGTTATGGAAAAGTCTCAGTACATTTCTTTTGCAGATAAGATTGGTTTAAAAGCAAAACTTGCTGTGGACAAAGAAACAGGAATGACGGACAACGTATACTTGACTCATCACAATTTAGCCAGAGCTCGTGGTATTTCATTACAAGAACATTATAAAAAGTATGTTGATTCTTCTGTTGTGGACTGGAGATTTTTACAATATTTTTCTGAAGCTTACGATCAATATAAAGAAGTAAATGGTTATATAGATTATTGTGATATGTGTTATGAGGCGGTCAATAATAACTTGCTGCCAGCTCTTGATGTTGTCTTCATTGACGAGGCTCAAGACTTGACTCCTTTGCAGTGGTCCATGGTAGAGCATTTTGCTTCTACAGCTAAGAAGTTATATTTAGCAGGAGACGATGACCAAGCTATATACAGGTGGCTTGGCGCGGATGTCGAACGATTCATAGATTATCCAGCAGAAGAAATTGTTTTGCCAAAGTCCTACAGGGTAAAAAAACAAGTACAAGAGTTTGCTCAAAGTATTATAAAAATTACAAAAAATAGAATTGAAAAAGAATGGGAGCCTACGGAAGAAGAAGGTCTTGTGAAGTACCATCAGAACGTTGAGAGCGTTGATTTGCTTGAAGGCAACTGGCTGATACTAGGAAGAGATAAATTTATTTTAAGTAAGCTAGAAGAAGAGTGTCGTAATCAGGGTCTTTGGTACGAGAAACAAGAATTCAAAAAAACTGTAAGGCCTATAGCACAAAGAATGTTCGACGCGATTATAGGTTGGAACAGTCTGTCCGATGGAGAAATGATAGACAAGAAAACAATTAAAAAAATATTTCATTATAAGAATTCCACAGAAGAAACATTAGAAAAGATACTTATTATGAACGACAAACATTTATATGATATGGAAACATTAAAAGTATTGTTGGGGCCTTTTAGTGTAGGAGAATGGAGTCAAGCATTAGATAAAATTAATATTAAAGATAGAGCGTATTTACTTCGCCTTGGACTAGGGAGAGAAGATATAAAGAAGAAACCTAGGATAAAACTTTCTACTATTCATGGTGCAAAAGGTGGCGAATGTGATAATGTATTACTTGCGACAGACATGAACATAAAGACATATACAGCGTATCAGAAAGACTCTGACGACGAACAACGTGTTTTTTACGTTGGCTCAACACGTGCAAAGAATGAGCTTCATGTTTTACTTCCTCAAACAACGATGCATTTTAGGTTTGCTTTATGATTTTTAAAAAGAAACAATCTGCCTACGATAAACAAATAGGCGGTAACCATTATAATAAGTTTCCTATACAACCTGCAGACTTTATTAATAAAAATAAACTATTGTTTGCTGAAGGTAATGCAATCAAGTATATTATGAGACACCCATTTAAAGGAAGTGGAAAACAAGATTTAGAGAAAGCGATACACTACATAGAAATGATTATTGAAAGAGACTATCCATACAGTGAATAAATTTTACTTAACCGAAGACTATCAATTACAAATTGGTGATTACAATGATTCTATATATCACACTTGGATACCTGAGTGTCAAGTAATTAAAGCAACAAATAAAGCCATATTAATTTCTATTCCAAACAAAATATTTAAAGACCCTGAGCTTAAAGGAGAAACTTCTTTTGATGTAGTAGATATTTGGATGCCTAAAAAATGTATTGTGTTTCGACATTACAACATCGAAACTAAAAAAGGTAATGGTTGGGCTTGGAGTAAAATATACAGATCAAATGTGTCGGCAGCCATTGAGAAAATTAAACATACGAGAAGAAAATTTAAACCACTAGAAACTGTCACTTCAGAAGGGAGCTGTTGACATGAATAAATTTGAATACATAGCTCCTACAGAATGGTCGGCAAAAAATTACTACCCTGACTTATCTAACGAAAAACTAATTGCTATTGACTTAGAAACATGTGATCGAGACTTGACTACACACGGCTCTGGTTGGGCAACTGGCAATGGTTATGTAACTGGTATTGCTGTGGCAACTGCTGATTGGCAGAGCTACTATCCTATAGCTCATGGACGCGGAAACCTCAATAAAAAGAAGGTGTTAGACTGGTTTAAGACTGTAGCTAAACTTGATTGTGATAAAGTTTTTCATAATGCGTCGTACGATTTAGGATGGTTGAGAAGTTTAGGAATAACGGTCAACGGTAAAATACACGACACAATGATATCAAGTGCGTTGATTGATGAGAACAGATACAGTTTCACATTAAACAGTTTAGCAAAAGAAAAACTTAAGCAAGTTAAGAATGAAGATTTATTATTAAAAGCAGCAAAAGAGTTTGGTGTTGACCCTAAAAAAGAAATGTACAAACTACCTTCCATGCATGTTGGAGAATATGCAGAGCATGATGCACGGTTGACTTATGATCTATATTTATACAATCAAAAAGAAATAGAAGATCAAGATCTACACGATATCTATGACTTGGAAACCAGGTTACAACCTTGTTTAATTGACATGAGAGCAAACGGAGTAAGAGTTGATCTTGAACGTGCAACACTTGCGAAAAAACAATTATCAAAACACGAAAAACAATTGATGTTAGAAATAAAAAAGATGTGTGGTATGGACATAGAAATATGGGCTGCAGCTTCCATTGCAAAAGCTTTTGATAAATTAAATATTGTTTACCCTCGTACACCAAAAAGTGGTGCGCCAAGTTTTACTAAAAACTTTTTAACAAGCAATGAGCATGAGATAGCACAAAAAATTGTGGAAGCAAGAGAGATCAATAAAGCTAACACAACTTTTATTGACACCATTCTAAAACACCAGCATGAAGGTAGAATTCATTCAGAGATACATCAGATGCGCTCAGACGATGGCGGAACTGTGACGGGACGATTTAGTTACAGCAATCCAAACCTACAACAAATTCCTGCAAAAAATCCTAAGATTAAAAAATTGATTCGTTCTTTGTTTATTCCAGAAGAAGGAAAAAAATGGGGAACATTTGATTACTCACAGCAAGAACCTAGAATGGTTGTTCACTATGCTTATTGTGATAATTTAGATGTAAATTCTATAGTAAGCGCATACAGAAAAGGCGATGCAGATTTTCACCAGATGGCGGCAGATATTGCTCAGATTGATCGTAAACAAGCAAAGACTATTAATCTTGGTTTGTTTTACGGCATGGGAAAAAATAAATTGATGCACGAGTTAGGTATTAATCTTGAGGAAGCAGAGGAGATAATATCTATCTATCAAAATAAAGTGCCGTTCGTGAAGCAGTTGACATACAAAGTCATGGATACGGCTTCTCTTAGAGGCAAGATTAAGACACTGTTAGGGCGACATTGTCGTTTCCCATTTTATGAGCCACGAGAGTTTAATGAAAAAGGTTTTTATAAGACAGAAGAAGATGCAAAAGAAGCTGTGAGAAAAAAAGAGATAACACATTACAAAAGAGCAGGCACATACAAGGCATTAAACAAGTTAATTCAAGGGTCTGCGGCGGACCAAACAAAGAAAGCAATGGTAGACTTGTACGAGCAAGATGGTATTATTCCTCATATACAAGTGCATGACGAACTAAACATATCTGTTGAAGACAAAAGCGAGGCACTCAATATAAAAGAAAAAATGGAAACGTGTGTAGAATTACACATACCTAGTAAGGTTGACTATGCTATAGCTGATAACTGGGGAGATGCAAAATGACGGAAGATAATGTTGTAAACATATGTTTGTGCCCTAGCTGTCAATCAATGACAACCATGAAACAAATAGTGGAGGACACTTTTTTCTGTAAACTTTGTAAAGAACAATTCAAACAATTTAAAAACGGTAAACTAATATACGTACCGTTAGCAGTTTCGGATACTGTTACAAAATTTAAAAAGCAATTAGAAGAGATGCAAGAAGATGATCAAACTGATCTAGAGTTTGATATTGAATTTGAACCCGAATTCGATCCAGAAGACTGAGACTCTTTAAAATTAACAGCATTAAATACTTCCCCAATAATGGTCGACGGCCTACCGTCAGTGTGATAAGTGGCACACGAATATAGTTCTTCAAAAGGCACACCGTGCTGAAGAGCAACGGAAATTAGTCTGCCAAATTCTGTTAAGATATCAAACTTTTCTGTGCCAACTTTTCCTCCACCACTCACCCATATTTCTTTTACTTCATCATTTTGAAAAGATACGGCCAGCCTGTAAGGAGTTCCATTGCTATCTGTGATTTGAAATGCGTATGATGGTCTACGATTATCTAGTTCTGTTCTACTCATTTATAGTGTTTTCCCATCTGTTGTAATTGTTCCATTTATTTCTTAAATTAATAACTGATTTTTTTTGACAAAGTTTTAACTGCTTAAATTCTGGCAGTCTCATTACTCTTCTGTAATGATCTTGTGCATTAAAAATATCATATTTTGTTATTGTATGCGCCATATTTCTCCTCTTTCTGTTAATTAATTGATTATATAACACTATTTAGTTGACAGTCAATAGTAAAATACTATATATAGTAGTACATTATAATAAAATATGGAGGAATCTATATGGAAGATAATCTAATGCCATTTGTATTTGGCGACGATTTTGAGACAAGTCGTTTACATGAAGAGAACAAACTTTTGAAACAAAGGATTGAACAACTTCAACAAACGATTAACAGTCTTAGGGTATCTTTTGTCCAAGAGACCGGTCGAGAAATCGCAATATAAAACATAACAAAGAAAGAAGGTAATGATGCCCGACATCAGTAAATACTCGTCTGTTTCTATTTCGAAAGAAGCTTACAAAGAATTAAATTTAATCAAGGAACAATTATCAGAGGACTTAGGTGTCAGCTTTTCATTGGCCAAACTCATTGAACATTTAGCAAAAGAAAAAGTAAAAAAGTTAAAGCTCAATGGACATGCAAAAAAATAACGAAGAACCTAAATCTTTACTTACAAACAAATATCCTTACGGAGACGTAAAACGTAAAACGATTAACGGCAAACGTCATTACGAAGGCGAAGGAAAGTTTCTTCCATCAGTCACAACAATCATTGGGGCTACAAAAGACAAGAAAGATTTAGCTGGTCTTAAAAGATGGAGAGACCGAGTTGGTGACGCAGAGGCAGATGCTGTTATGCATCAAGCAGCTTCTGTGGGTACAGCTATGCATAAATTTCTTGAGAATCACATTCAAGGAATTGGCTACGACGATCAAACAAACATTGGCATCATTGGTAAACGTATGGCAAAACTAATCATTAGTGGCGCACTGCCTTCTATGGACGAGTATTGGGGAACTGAAGTCACGTTATACTACCCAACGTTCTATGGTGGCACGGCAGACTGCACCGGTGTGTGGAATGATAAACCAGCAGTGATTGATTTTAAACAAACCAATAAACCTAAAAAGATTGAGTGGATTGAAGATTACTTTACTCAGCTAGCGGCATACATGATGGCCCATGATGCGCTGTATAATACTAAGATGGAAGTTGGAGCTATCCTCATGGCATCGAGAGGATTAAATCTACAAGTGTTTACGATCGACGGCCAACGGTTAGATGATTATAAGTATAAGTGGTTGAAAAGATGTGAGAAATATTATAATTTAGGAGAATAAAATGATTAAATGGACAACAAAAGAATTAGTGGCGAGGTTGGAAAAGTTTTGCGAAAGCCCGGAAGGTGCGAATGCTAGGATATCGCTGGCGGTCCCTATGGGTTTTGGTTCTAAGCCAAACACGTCATTTGATATTCGTAAAATAGATTTGGTACCAACCACTATTATTGGAGCCAAAGAAAAATATAGATTAGTAATTGTAATTCAGGAGCTGTGATGAACACCACTTTATTTGCAAGGATACAAAGAATTGAAAAGTTATTAGAGGACCCAAGATTGCCGGTCGACGCACAATCTACATGGTTGCAACACTTAAAATCTTTGAATGAGAAACGTATAGAGCATGCAAGAGAACGCAATGCGGAAAGCAAAGAGTTTTTTGCAAGAATGAGTGGAGTGAATATAGATGGCTAAATTAGCTAAATCACACAGAGCTCACGAAGCAGGGCCAAAGAAACGAACAAGCATAGGTAGTAGTATACGCTCACGGCCAAAGAACAAACACAAGCGCCGAAGTTTCAAAAAATATAGAGGTCAAGGAAAGAAACGTTAGTGGGCTATAGAGATAAGGACAAAGAAAAATTAAATCGTGTTAACTACATGAGCACCGAACACGGTTGGCTCACCGTCAAATACAATGATCTCAAAAA